GTAGGCACCCTACCTAAAAAACTCGCTTGGTTCCGGCTGCCCTTGGCACTGTTGCATGACTTGCAGCAAGCCACTGCGTTCTCGTAGTTCACCACTAGATCAGGCGCCTTACTAACTGGGATAATGTGATCAACTGTTGTGGCTGGAGCTTGGCAATAGAAGCAACTCCATTGGTCGCGAGCAAGCACCTTTAATCTAAAGGCCTTGTAATCTCTGCTTAATCTTGGATCACCACGCTTTGCCATTACTGCCAACCTTTAATCTTTAGATGCTTGAGAGCTGCACAGTAGTCAGGCTCATCATACTTAGTAACACCATAGCGCTTTGATACATAGTACCAATACATCTCAAACTGGTAATCGTAAGGCTTATCTTTAGCAGCCTCACTCTTTAGCTGATAGTAACCATAGGTCTGCTTAGTGCCGGTCTTATTGCCTATTGCATTTGCTATCCATCTGCTCTCTATATGAACAATCTCATTGTGGCATTCATACTGAGCATCCGTTAACTGATAAGCAGCTAATGCTTTTAATGGCACTATTGAAGCCTCTGCTCTAGGCATGCCTGCTATAGATAGAAGTATGCCAATAGCGGCGGCTAACTCTCGCGCTACGCCTTTCAGGCGCGAGCTGAAGCCTTGAGGGCTTCTAGCCGATAGAGTACCAAAGCCAACTAATCCATTTGCATAAGTCCTGCTCAGACGGCGTGGCGCTTTACTTAGAGTCAGTAGAATAGAAACCACTTCCCTTGAATGAGATGCCAAAGCTGCTATATATCTTGCGCATAGGTTCATGGCAGAACCCACAATCAACATCATGTGGCTCATTGATCTTTAGCTCCTTCTCATAACGTAGGTTGGCCTCGCAAAGCTCATTCGTACACTCAAACTCATAAATCGGCACTAGCGCACTCTGTTCTGGCTTACGCTGTCCAAAGCGGTAGCGTTCTCCATGCCAATAGCGAAGAACATAGTTCTAAACATAATCATTCTTTCGGTGCCATCTGGCCTTACGAATTTAAAGTTATATTCACAAGGCACAACCGAGTCGCTTGCATTCCAAATCTTATCCCACCATTTACCGCGAGTCATGGGCAGCAGCGCTATTCCTTGGCCATGCTCTATGAACTTATCAACCCAAGGCGCCGGCTTTGAATACGGCGGGTTCATCCACACATTGCCAAACCAAGGCTGAATGAGGCTGTCCTGTTCTTCGCAGTAATGCGCCGGCGCAATGCCTCTACCTTCTGGCGGAGCACATACATCGAGATCGAACTTCACCTTCAGCTTCTCAAAGACCCAAGCTGGCGTGTAGTGTTCGTCTCCTTTTTCTATTCCTCTGCCATAGCCCGACATATAATCCAACCTTCCCTTTCCAGTATGAACAGCGCCGTTCTGGCGACTCTCACCGGCGTATCGGGTAGCCCGTATTCATAGGCAGTCCAAAGGCCAACGGCTAAGTCTTGCAGAGTATTCTTCTCCATTACTGCGACTCGCACCAGTTACAGGGATCATTTATTGTCCATTCACCACACTGATTGCAGCGCCTTATGTCTGAGTCTTTAACGCTATCTCTGCGGTTCTCATAACCAGCAGCTCGTAGTAACTCCACCAGATCGCCAAGGCGAAGCATCGCAACATACTGCTCTGCTGTCTCGCCTTGCCCATTAAGCCGAAAGCAAGCAAACCCCAATAGCCCGCTTTCTGCTGTTCTAGTTTCGATCTGGCGGAGTGTACCTACTACATCGAGTCCTGTACGCGCCTTAACCTCGCAGTCGAACGGGACATTGAGTATGTCGCGTCCAGAACCTCGACCTACCTGAGCGCCTTCCCACCATCGGCGCAGGTAATCTGCAACTACGCGCTCTGTGCGAAAGCCCCTGTGCTTACGGCTTTGACTCATTGACGGCGTGGCATTTCTTGCATGACCAAGTAAGCGCTTTGCCTTCTACCCAGAATGCTAACTCTGTGCTTGGAACTGGCTCGTTGCATAGATGGCACAATATCCTAACTTGTAGCGCATTGAGCATCTCACGCGCCTTTGCTTTCTCATATAATTCATCGTCTGTTGGGAACTTTTCCCATTCACCATCTTGGTTCTTAAACTGTAAGCCGCTCATGATCTGGCCACCTGTGGTTTCCATGCGCCGTTAGCGTCGATCACATACCAGATCGGATCGCACTTATCGACTTCAGCCCATGTCTGTTGACGCTGTGGCTGTACTGGGCAGGACATATTCGCCCAAGGCTTGCCATTCTTGTTGCCGGTACGCCATAAGCGTTGACCATGCTTACATTCTGGAATGTCTTTATCGATCTTGATAGCGCCTAGAACATCTTGAACTAATGCAACAGCCTCAGCTGCGCTAGGTGCAGGTGCAACGGCTTTAACAGTCCATGGATCATCTTCAACCTCGGTGATAATACGATCGTTTAACTTCTCTGTGAAAGGCTTTGGTTCAGCTGCTTTGACTTTAGACATCTCCTCGCGGCTAGGGCGTTTGCCTTTCGTAACATAACCTGCGTTAGCCAATGCACGACCGATCGCACTCGTTTCGCAGTTCTCAAGCGCCGATGTAGAATTAACTCCTCGCGTGGAGACTGTTTCTTCTGCATAGCCAGTTGTCCAAGCTTGTGCATCTGCTTCAGTTCGAAAAACAGAAGCTTTAACAATAAATCGCTGAAGCGTTGCGTCAACCAATAGAGTTTCAATTCGACCATCTGGGTGTTCCTTCCAGAACTTAACTAGGCGTTCTTCGACTGTCTCATAATCTTCTAGATTAAACATAAAGTTCATTCTCCTCTGTTGCCAATTGCCCGGCAATGGCAAGGTAAGAAGCGCCGTCGATCCAACTGTCGATCTTCTGGCTATCTTCGATGGTTCTGGCAATCTTGACGAGTGAGAGGATAACTGCCACTTGATAATCCTCAACTGGCATCTCCAAGTAGGCTGAGATGAGTCTGGCTGCTCTAGCCATATTGTCGCTTGGGTGACCATAATGTAATCCGCGCTCTCGGTATAGATCCGTAGCACTTTGCAAGATTTCTGCATGGTTCATACTCTGGCCTGATCAAGCTGCTGATAGTGCTTGCGTACTGCTTTGCGGCCAACGATGTAACCATCTCTGTGACCTATTTTGTACCCCATAAAGAACATGAGGAATGCGATCCCGCATATTGCTATTTGTGCTGTAGTCATTTACTGCCCTTCTACTGCGCCCTTCGCAGCTTCTTGGCACAAGTGTTGCATAAATATCAGACAGAACTGCGGTGTGACTTATAACGAAATGGTAACAATTCTACTTCGTCAACAGCGTCATCGATCGTCCGGCGAATGTCGTTATCTAGATCGTCCATAGCGGCGGCCATTGACTACGAATGTGCCGTCCTTTTCTAGGTTGATGAGCGTTACTTGCGTGTCCTCAATTATGACGAATGCTTGCTGCCAGTTCATAGTTCCCTTGGTATAGCCAGCCTTGCGAATATCCATTAGATGCCCGCCTTCTACGCCTCGCAAGATACGGCCTATTTTGCCCCCAGAAGCCTCTGTAAAGGCCGACATACCCGCTCTGTGAGTGTGACCACAGATGACGCTTAAACCATGCCTACGGGCTGCTCCAAGGGCTGTAAGACCCGCATTAGGGTTGATGCCCTGCTCGTCACCATGAACGGCTACCCAGCCCTTCTGAAAGGCGTAAGGCTTCTTGTGATAAGTAATGCCAAGTTCATCTAGTTTCATGAACTTCTCAAAGCGCAGCTCTGGCAATGCTAAGAATGCTGGGATCTTCTTCATAATCACATTGTAAAGACGATCTGTGTGATTGCTTCTGATCATGTGAGCTTCTTTAGAATGCTCAACCAATGACCATAAGACTTCTACTGCTTGATCTCGATCGTCTCCAAGGGTCTGCTCGAACCAACCTGGCATTCCTTCTGTCCATCGGCTGATCTGTGGGAGATCGATTTCATCTCCCAAAGTAATGACGCTATCGGGGCGGTAAGCCTTAATAAAACTTGCAACATTCTTTACTGCTACTTCGTCATGATAGGGAACTTGTAGATCGGGAACGATTACAGTTCTTTTCATTGTTAGTCCTCGTCATCGTCATAAGGGATTGAGTCGGGAAGGTTAGGAAGCCAGTTAGGTGTTGGCAAGATTGTTGCCGGGTAAGTCAAAGGCTCAAGCAATAACGCCAGAGCGATATCGTCAGCAAAGCCAGCCTTCTTTAGACTTTTCCAGTATTCGTTTAACCCAATGCAATAAGTTTCAAGCATTGAGTAGTCCTCAAGGTCTATAACTCTTTTGCGCGCCATGGCTTTATTGTGACTTATCGCATAGGATTTCGTAGATTTTGTCTACGCGTGTCTCTAAACGATTTACGGCGTCTTTCATCGAGCTACCGCTATTCGGCTTCAATTCCGCTAAATAGTGCTTCACTAGGAACTGGAGCATCGCAGTGATGCCACCCAGAACTGTTGCTATCGCTACTGCAATAGCAGCGTAATCTGTGGCGTTCATCGCTTGGGCGTGGCATATCCGAAAATACCGGCAACGATTGAGCCTAGGATTGCGCGGTAATCCAAAGAGAAGTTAGATGTAGTTCCCCATACGGCTAAGAATGCTCCGACTGAGATAACTGCTGGGTGCTTCATATTCATTTAGTTGCTCCTAGTAGTGGGATATTAAAGAACGAACCATCTTCATCGCCCTTGATAGTAAAAGATATGTGGCAATGATGCTGGTGCTTATTGATGCCCGAATAAGGTCTCCAACGCCATACCGATTTAGAACTGGCAATCTTGCCGTCGAAGATGATGTAAGAGATGCGTTTATCAGACTTTGCCAACTGACGAAGTTGATCTGCCACATCGGGCATGATGTCGGGCTTAGGTCTGCCGGATAGATCGCGGTCAACATCGATGGCACGAACCCAGCCTTGCTCATCTGGATTATGGTCAGACTTACGAGCTGAGTGCCGACTATCACCGATCCAGCCGTCTGAGGTGCGATCACGATCGCTGAAGCAGTCATCGAATTGTTCACGAAGTTGGATTGCAGCTTTAGATAATCGAGGATTTATGTTCGTCATTAGAACACTCCCAGCGTTTCTTATCGTTTAATAATAATTCTTCATGACCACAATCAGGCATTGGAGCAATAAAAGCATCATCAACAGGATCATAAGTAAATCCAATACCTGCATAGTTATAACGGATTTTGTCGTTATAGGAAGTTCTAATACAAGTTTGACTTCTATAATTTCCGTACCAAATTTCAGGACTTAAACCTTCAATTAACTCAGTTTCATCTTTGCCAACAATAACTTCTGTGACAATGTTGTTTTTATCCAAGAACGCATAGTGAGCCATTAGACGGTAACCGTTCCCGTTCCTGCTGTGAATGAATAAATACGGTATCCACCGCTTGTTGTTGTGGAATAAGTTAAACCTCCACCAATAGAAGTAAGAGCTGGAAATGTATCCGCATAGCGAATAATTACAATTCCAGAACCACCAGCAGCAGCGCTAGAGTCAGAAGCTCTAAGACCACCGCCTCCACCACCGCCTGTATTTGCTGTACCTGCGACTGCTGCAACACCGCCAGTAAATCTTGCTCCTGCTCCGCCTCCACCTACTCCGCCTGTTGCGCGTGTAGCAGAGTCCACCGCACCACCGCCGCCGCCAGCGTAAGTAACTGAAGCGCCTGAATATAAGTTAACTGTTCCTGTGCCACCATTGCCTGAGATAACTCCTGCAATTACGCTAGTGCCAGCGCTTGTCGCACCGCCACCACCACCACCACCGCCAGTACCACCAGCCGCACCGCTGCCGCCGTTAGTGCCTTGCGCTGGTGAAGTTGAAGGTGTATTACCTGATCCCGCAGATCCATAAGTTTCTGACTGTCCGCCGCCTGAACCACCTGAACCACCACTTGCTGCTGGTCCACCATAACCGCCACCTGTAGAGGTAATTGTTGAAAATACGGAATTATTACCTCCATTGTTAATTGCTCCGCCGGCGCCGACTGTTACTGTAAAACTTGAAGGCAAAGAAAATGCAGTAGCAGTTCTAAAACCACCTGCGCCACCGCCACCATTAAGGGCTACTGGAGATGATGGCATTCCACCACCGCCGCCGCCAGCAACAACCAAGTAATCGCAACTTGATGCTAAAGCTGGGACTTGAGGTGCTAATAATGCTGTAATTACATTGGCAATCATTAGGCGATTGCACCCACAATATACCAAGTATCAGTTGCAACTTTAATGCAAGCTGCTGACTTGTATTGAGCAAGAGTAGGACTAGCTGCTGTTCCTCCAGCAGATAATACAGTTGTTGTGCCAGGGGTTACCGCAGAAATTGTGCAGGTTCCTAATCCGATATTTAGAACTGTAATAACCGTTCCAACCGCAAAGGCTACGCTGGCATTGGTAGGGATCTTGAAGGCAATCGCTGTTGCCTTGTTCATCTGCTGAACGACCTGATATTGATCATTGAGAACTGCTGTGTAGTCAGTCGTTGCAGCTGTATTGACTGTGAAGGCTGTTAGGCCGTTAAAAGCGGCTGCCGATAGCACATCGCCTGTCGCTGCTGGAAATCCTGTTGCCATCTATTTTCTCCTAATATGCCATCGTTGATACGCCGATTATACCTGATACAGATGATCCTATGATGAAGCCATCGACTATTGGTTCTAAAGTCGTGACCGTACACATCATCTTGTTTGGGGTGATATCCCACGCTAGACCTTGGCATTGAAGGGTCTTTGCAATGGTAGATCCATCGGGTTGAGTGTTAGTTATTGCTAGGTTTGAGAAGTAATCAAGGTTAAGAATTGTAGCTGTTGGCACACTTGTGTCCAGAAGATCAACAACCATGGAGTCTATTCGGATTGTAGTTTCTTGTCGGGTACTAACATAAACTCTGGCGATATTAAGGGCGTCTGTATCTGTCTCGCAGACTAGGTTGCTTTGATTGCTCTGGTGAGGGAAGTACTTAGCGATTGAGGTTGCGTTCTCTGATATCTGCTGAGTGCCGCCTACTCTCGTCATACCAGCTGAGTTAACAATTAACTTATCGTCGAATGCGTATTGGAGATTGCGGTAGGGAATACCGCCAGTCTGATTAAAGGCAATAGGTGTATTGCCGTAAGCCTTAATAACATTGGTTCGAGACTTAAAGACGGCTGTGCCATCTGATCGAATATAGAACGCTCCCTGTTCAGAGAACTCGGCGTTCTTTAAGGCATCTAGAGAAGTTCTAGCCGTTGCTGGGTCAGCGACGCAAGTTGTATTGCCGGTATCTATAGAACGCATAGAAGTAGGCCATTGCACTTGGTCGAGGATCTTGCCTATGCGTGTGCCTGTATCTTGACCGCTTGGAGTCGTTGCCACAGTAGTAACATTGGCCAACTGCATAAGACGGAAGGCGTCGGTGCATTCAATATCAACATAACCTGTGTCCTGATTTACAGGGTAGGTGTATTTATAATTGTTGGTATATCCAGAGAATAAGAAGTAGCCAACGCCATTGACTGTTGCAGATACACGCAGCTTGCGCAATGGAGTCAGATATCCATAATAAGGCGATGCTGTGTTCTGCGGGTTAAAGTACGATAAAGGATCTAGCACTCTAACGATGCAAGTGCCAGCCTCGTAAGTATCGCGCATGATATTACGGCCGCGTTTAATGCTGATCTGATAAACATTATCCGTTAAGTCAACGATTGGTTCTGGCACGCTCGATGAGGCAAGTTGGCCTGTTCCTAGAACTCCATACTTAACATCGCCAATAGTAAAAGGGTAACCAAAGGTTGCTCCAGAACTAAAGTCGAAGCTAACGGATATCTGCGCTGGAAGCGTCACCCTGCGAACGATCCCTTAAGTCTGCCGATAGCAGATGGAGATCCTGATAGTGATCGATTCAGAAGGCCGTTATTGACCATATCCACTAGATCGCTTTCAGAAACTACAGAACCTGCAACGCTAATATAAACATCGCCGCCTTTGCTGACTCCAGCAGAAGCCCCACCTGCGCCGTAGGTTGCTGTTATAGCATCGATGGCTGCTCCGTTATAGTTAGGAGTCATACCGCCGGGTTGAATGCTTGCAATTAAGCGAACCTGCGCTTCAAGCTCGCCTAGATATGACTTCCAAGCGCTAAAAGGGTTCTTAGCATCTGGCAAGTTAGCAAGGTAAGCTGCTAAGTCTTTACTTAAGCCTTGTGATTTGCTAATTTCACCAGCCAGTTTAGAAGCTTCTGAAGTGTTGCCGGTAAGAATTGCTAATTGCAGTTCTAAGCGCTTGCGATCTTCTGCCGATACATTGGCTTGGAGCGCTGCAATAATTCCTATTTGTTCAATGTCGAATAAAGTGCCAGCCTTCTTTAGGGCTGTTTGTTCTTTAATTGCCTTTGTTTGTTTCTTTTGTGCGGCTAAAAGTTCTGCTTGACGCTTCTTTGCAGCTGCTTCTGCTGCTGCGGCTTGACGATCAGTAATGCTTTTAGTGCTACCAGTACCAAGGCCACCGCCAGAAGCAAAGTTAAAAGTTCCTTTAGCTGCTTTGGCTGAAGCGCCAGTATCAGCAAGCAAGTTAAGATATGTGCCAACTAAAGGAATTGCGTCAAGCAAACCACGCACACCGATATCACCTATTACTGGAAGATTGCTTAATTTTTGTCCCAATACGCCAATGCCATAAATTGCATCGCCTGTGAACTTTGCTAAATCTAGCATGTCGTTAGCAATACCTTCTACGCTTAGATTGCCAGATAAGAGCATCAAAGCATCTACTAAGTTTTTGCCAATAACTTCTTGCGCTTCGCTAGCAGTATTGCTAAGGATCTGCATTTGACCGGCATAGGTTTGTAGATAAGCAGTTGAAGCGCCAGCAAAGAGATCATTCATTCGCTTCTGAATATCTACAAATGATGAGGCAGCTAGTTCTGCTTT